TTGACAACTGATAAGTAATCTGTATTTTTCGTATATGTAGTTCGTGAAAATTTTCATATTCCCATGTATGTATAGGGTATAACTCTTCGTAATTAACAAAATTTATTTGTAAAAGTCGAAACATATTTATTTCAAATAAGAAAATTATATTTTCATATCAAATTTTAAATTTTTTCTTTCTTCAAAAGTTTTTTCTTTTGTTCTTTTACCTAAAAACTGAAAATATTTTTTCGCTAGCTTATATTGTTTTGGTTTTTGTTTTTTCAAAACTCTTAATCTAACATACATTATCATACCTACTTGCCATATTCTTTTATGAGTATATTTTTTAGTTTTAAAAAGTCTCTCTAGTTTTTTTATTGTATTTTGAACATCTTGTAATGTTTTATATTTTATAGGTATGGTATCTTTAGGATTTTTGTCGATATAAACGTCAAAAGATTTCTTTTTATTTCGACTATTAAAATAATATTTTTTACTCTGTCTCTTACTTCGTCTTCTACTCATTTATTATTCTTAAGATTTTTTTTTATCTTTACATAATATAAAATGTACTTTCGCGATAATAACGGAAAAATAATACTTGAAGGTTACAACAATCAAAATATGCCTACTAGTTACTTTTCAAATAATATGAAAACAGGTATGATTGTAGTTGGAGTGTTAATTAGTTTAGCACTATTAGTGTTTATAATTATAAAGGTTAGAATGTCTTCTTATAACAGAAGATTACCATATTTTTTACAATAAATGTTTAGTATGAACATTCCCTTTATAATTTGTTTTTTGCTTATCATTTCTATTATAGCGTTTTGAATTGTATTTTAAACTGACACTTCTATCTGTGTCTATAAAAGGTAGTTCATCATCTTGAATATCTATAATACCAAGTTGATTCGGTAAATAGCTATTCATAATAGCTTTATTTTCAGATTTATGTTTCATAAAAAAATTTTCTTGTTTAAAGAAAAAAATATATGCAATTAAAACTGCAGCTATTGCAAGTGCTGTACATATAATAACTATCATTAACATTTATATTTACATAATATTTTTTATTTTTTACAAATAATTCTTATACTAGTTAGTAATATAAGAATTTAATCAACTTATTGATTGCACATTCTGGTCATATACTTGGTACTGCAGTTGTTAGCATTTGTACCATATGCTCCTTGAATAGTAAAATATCCAGCACAAGATGGTCCTTGTCCTCCGTGAGTTAAAGCATTGTAACCGATAGCTGCATAATCGGGTACGATATTAATACCGGTAGTGGTAGTAGGTGCTACTTGTGGATGATTCATTCCTCTCTTAGAATAGCCGTTGTAATTACCTAGAGTGTTGTATGCGCAACTAGGCCCATTTACACTTACATTTGAATTTTCATTGTAACTCATTATATTTTTATTAATATACAAGACAAAAAGAAATTTTTTTTTTATTTTTATTTAATTTTACAAATTTCTTTTTTATTTTATTGCGGTAATTTATCCAAAAAGCAATTCTTAGAATACCATCCATTATTTCCATTTGTTATTTCTAATGTACTTCTAAAAGAATAGTCGTACATCTTAGCAACATTATACATATCAAATAATCTTACTGCACGTTCATGAATATATTGTCTGTCAAATTTACCATCTAAAGCCATTTGAACCCCATAACAATAATCTGAGAGAGTATGACATCTAACGCCTGTTTTTAAATTCTCTATATTTTCGACAAAAGCTCCATAATGCGAACTAATAACTGGAGTACCGCATAATTGTGCTTCAGCAGATACTCCGCAAAATGGTTCAACAAATTTTGTTGGAGCTATTAAAGCTAATAAACTACCTAAATATTTACCTCTCTCCATTCCTGTAATTGGTGGCATATAAGTTATATTTGGATGTTTCAAATAAGGTGTAGGATCACCTTGTCCGCATAAATAAAACTTAATATGTGGAAAACGTATTGCAATTTCGACGACTATATTTGCGCCTTTTCCATCATGAATTCTTCCAAAAAATCCAAATTTCTTGTTTTCGGGATTTAAACTTAAAGGAAATTCAAGTGTATTATAGTAGTTAGGAACTACAAACCAATAATTTTTACATTTGTCATCTTCCTTTGCTATATCGAAATGATACTTTGCATAACTTTCATATATTCTAAAATTTTTGTAAGCATTTGGATATCCTATACCTGTTTCTATCATTAAATAGTTTTTACCGCGAAGAGCATCTTCATATGCTGGTCCAAAGGTTATACATACTATATCTGTAGAAGTAGCTCTATAGTTTTCTTCTAGTGCCTTTTTTAGTCTCTGATTAAATGTCCAATATAGAGGAGTCGACCAGTTTGCTAAATCACCTACATAAGCAGTATGGTCGTTCAACTTAGTTTCTACTTCTTCATCTGTTAAATTATTATGTAAATGCTTATATGATTTTTTTCTCAAGTCCAGCCATTCATCTTTAGTAAGAAGATTGATATCTCTATCAGCACCAGTTGTCGAAGTTTCAACACCATAATGAAATACTTCATATCCTACACTTCTCATCATTGGAGAAAATCTTAAAACTTTTCCTGTAAAAGCGCAATGACTAAAATCATCGGTTGTTATAGTATGTGGAATTGCTAGTAAATGTAAACGAATTTTGTTATCCATATTTTATATTTATTTGGACTTATTTTTAAATCTGATTAATTTATTTTAGTTTTTGTAAATTAATAGCTAATAAGCCTCCTAACAAAGACTCTAGAATGGTAAATATCCAAAAATAAATATCACTAATGGTCCATTGGTATCCAACATCAAAATCTCCATAAATACATTTACTAAATAAAGAACCTATAATGACTGACATTAGAAGAGGGTGAATATTAGAGTTGTTATTGGGGATTAGAGCACCTATATAACCCCCAACAATAGTTGTGACTATTTGTTCGTAGTTTATTCTCATTTATATATTCTTTTATATTTTAAAATATTATTTTCTTTTACTTCTTGTCTTCTTTATTCTTTTGCTTCTAGATTTCTTTTTTCTCACTGATTTTCTTTTTTTACTTCTATATTTCTTTTTTCTAACTGATTTTCTTCTCCTACCTCCAGAATCGCTTCTTTTTGATTCTTCTTCTCCAAAAACATAATCAGATATATCTTTTGTAAGAAACGGATTAAATTTTGATAATTCATCGTATAAACCAGTTAATGGAATCCTTTCATCTTTTGCTATTTCTTTACTTTTTATCATCGAAAGATAAAAAGCTTCTTTTTTAGCTTCAATTTTTTCTTTTTTTGCTTTTTTTATTATATTTATCATTTTTTCTTTAACGTCTATTCTTCTTGTTCTTCTTTCTAGAATATCAATAATAGTACGACCTTCATCGTCCGTTGCTTCAATATTTGCACCTAATTCTATCAATAATCTTACCATTTCTGGGTCATTTTCATCAATAGCAACCATAAGAGCTGTATAATTTCTATTATCTGTTGCTTCAATATTTGCACCTAATTCTATCAATAATCTTACTATTTTTTGTCCATCATATAAAATAGCATGTATAAGATTTGTATTATTATCAATATCTGTTGCTTCAATATCTGCACCTAAATCTACCAATAATCTAATCATTTCTGAGTTATGGGATCTAGCAGCAATCATAAGAAGTGTATCACCATTATTATTAGTTACATTAATATTTGCGCCTAATTCTTCTACTAATAATCTTACCATTTTTAGATCATAACTATCTACAGCATATATAAGAATTGTATCACCATCATTATCAGTTGCATCAATATCCGCACCTAATTCTATCAATAATCTTACCATTTCTATGTTATTGTTATTAAATGCATCAAATAATTGTTCATTCATTTTTATAATATTCAATATTATAAAAAAAAATTTAATCTCTAACTTTGCCAAGAATTTTCTCTATTTTATTTAAAACTAAATGATTTGGAATTGCTTTACCTGCTTCGTAATCTTGAATTATTTTAAAAGGTAGATATAAAGCATTTGCTAATTCTTTTTGTGTCATTTTCTTATCACATCTTGCTTTCGCTATTCTTTTTGATACACTTGAGGATATAGTAGTGTGCTTAAAAGTTTCTTCTTCCTTCTCAAGTTTTTTAGCATTAATTGCTGGTTCTACTTGATTTTTATTTGAAACATTTTTCTTTAGAGATGTAGTATTATTTTTTCTCATTTGGTCATTTAAATATGTAGTTTTAGTTTGTTCTCTTCTTTTTTCTCCAACTTTATTCCATCCAACAGGTTCCCAATCTTGAAATACTTGCATTTTAATTATATATAAAATAAAAAAAGAAAAAGAAAACAAAATCAATTTTAATTATGCCATGATTTGTAAGTATCAGAAAAAGACATAATTGATGAAGATAATTTCTCACTATTGTTAGATTTATTTTTAAAATCAGAAGAAGCGCAAATACTCCCAATATTTTTTTTATATATTATATTATGTCTAATAAAATTTTCTATATTTTTACTTTCTTTCGATATCAAAAACAATATGTAAGGTGTTCTAAGTATACCTAAAATTTCATAAAAAAATATAACTAGAATGTAGTTAAAAAAACACAAAAATTCATTTCTTACGACAATATTATTTGCATTATCCTTCCATGTATTTGGTAAGTATAAAGTATATTTTGATATTTTTTCCATGACTTTATTTGGGTCGTAAATAGAATTTTCTGGTTCCTTAATAAATCCTCTAGCAATTGCAGATATAGAACCTATTACACCTGTGTAAAATATTAAGGACCTATCCATGAACTTAACGTACAATAAAATATTTTCATCAAAAATAGAAAATACAAGAAATAAAAATATAAATGCACCTGATATAAATGCTGTAAATTTTGATATATTTTCTACCATTATTGAAGGAAATTGTCGAGTATATTCATTTGCATATTTTATTGACATATTTACTCTCTCTTGAAAATAATGTTCGAGTTCATTATATTGTCTTATTTTCCATTTAAAATAAGGAGTATATCTTCTAGGTCCTAAAACTTTCTTATTAATGTAAAGCTCATCTATATTTGAAAAAATAAAGGATGTTATTATATACATCATAATGAAAGGACTAAAAATTATATTTAATACAGCTAATATTAGCAATTTTTTTCTTATATATTCAGCCTCCTTATTAATCAAACTTGAAGGGTCAAATACATAATAAAGATTGTATTCTAGCTGTCTTGTAAAATACTCGTTAGAAACCTTAAAAATATTATTATCAATAAAAGAAACAAAAAAATTTTCTTTCTTCAAAATTATGTTTGTAACATCATCGAATGATATATTATTATAATTTGAGACAAGTAAAATTATATCCTCCCACGATTTAGAGTGTAAATAGTTTCTTGGAATGTTTAAAGTATTTACGTAATATCTATCTACCTTATAGAATTTACTCCATTCGAAAAGTAAATATACAAACTTATAAACTACATAGACAATAATACCTGATAAGAAAGTTAAAATTAATCCTTGAAAAAAATTCGGTTCAAGTATATATTTGTACGTAAGATATTCTGAAATATCTCCGCAATCTTTTATGGTTTTGTCATTTTTATCGTACATTTTACCGCATAGTATTATATTTTCCCAATCTAAAAATAAAAATGTTCCAAGAATGAAAATAACACTAAAAATTAAAGATAATATCTCTATTATATCTCCAAGAATTATATTGTAAAATCCGCCTTTGATATAGTATAAATATATATCTTTGTAAAAACTTTTATCTTTTAAACTTATAGTGTTACTATAATCAGGTTCAAAGAAGTTAGAATATGTAATATCATCTGAGTTCATACTTTAATTTTAATATTTAAATTTTTAAATTTTATAAATATTTATATTTATAAAATGGCGAAAGCGTATAAAGATATATTATCTGAAATAGATATTGAGTTTATTTTAAACCTTGCTGAAGTAAAAAAAGCTAAAAATGATATGGATAGACGAACCGAGGGTTCCGTATATTTCTCTATAGAAATTTCTTCTGAAATACGTCAAAAAATATTTGAAAATTTTGGATTAAATTTAACTCGTGTTCCTATGAGATGGATTAAAGGTGATACTAAACCACATATTGATCATGGAGAAAGTAATTTTGATAACACATATTTAGTTTATCTTACAGATAGCGAAGGTCAGTTTTTAATTGATGATACATATTATCCAATTCAAAAAAATATAGGTTACGTATTTTCAGAAGGTCTTAGTCATGAAACTATAAATACCGGATCCGAACCTCGTTTATTATTAGGACCTATGAGTGAACAAGGATTCGCGGTTGGAACAGGTATTAATTTACCTGGAGGAACAATACTTTATATTCGGCAAGAAAGTGGAGACATACAATATAGTGTAGACCAAATAAATTGGAATACTGCTTACTTTAATTTTAATATAACAAATACCAATACAAGTTTAGGAATTGTAAAAGTTTATTTTATTACAGACATAACATTAAAAACTACTTCTGATTATTTTATTCCTTTATCTGGTTATATTCAATATGGAAATGAATCTTTAAACACAGATGGATCTCGTCCTGTTATTACAATTGAAAATGTGCCAAATTATCCAGGATTAGTATATAATGGTGATGGGTTTTCAAATGGTTTTAATAATATATATATTTATAATCTTGAAATTGTAACTACAGGTTCAACAACACTTTTATCAAATGGTGGGTGGTTTGGAAAAGAATATTTTGCAAAAGGTGCAAATAATTGTTATATCGTAAATTGTTCTAGTAATGGTCCTATTATAGATGCAGGAGGTGGAATAGTTGGTGGTTATGCCGGGTCAAATAGTGGAAATTTACAAATTATAGGTTGTTCTAGTAGTGGAAGTTCCGGTCAATATTCTGGAGGAATTGTTGGATATTATGCAGCTCAAAGTGGTGGAAATGTCACATGTAGTGGATGTTGGAGTACCGGAATAATTGGTATAGATGGAGGAGGAATTTTTGGTTATAGTGCAGGAGAAACTTCAGATAGTGTAGTAACTGCAGTAAATTGTTATTCTACTGGCATTATCGGAGATAACGGAGGTGGAATTTTTGGAAGATTAACAGCTGCTTATGGTCAAGCTACTGCTGAAAAATGTTATAGTACAGGAAATATATCAACTGATGCTGGAGGAATATTTGGTTCTACTGCTGCAACTGATACAGGTTCAACTTTTGCACTAAATTGTTATTCAACTGGAAATATAACAACTTCAGGAAATGGAATTTATGGCACTAATGCAGGAGAAAATGCTGTAGCTACTAATTATTATTCAGCAAATGGAACTTGGAATACTACTACAGCAAATACTCAGTTAATAGGTGTTCCAGTAACGCCAAGTATTATTGGTACAACTTGGATTGCGACTACGATAAATCAACCTTATGAACTATTAAATATGGGTTATACACCATATACCATAAATAATATTTCTGTATCTAGTGGAATTCCGAGTATTGTAAGAAATTCAAGTGAAACTATTAGTTCAAATTCTTCAACAAACTCAGCTATTATTAGCGGAAATTCTTATACTATTCTCGGAAAAACAGGAGGAGATTCTGGGTCATATTCTAGTATAACAATTAATTCAACATCTGGTGTTATTTCTACGACTTCAAGTACAATTTTAGGAACTTATACATTATATATACGTAATACAGGTAGTTATAATATAACAACCTTTACTTTAATTGTAACAGGAACTCCTAGTCCTAGTCCTGTACAGACAAATAATTCTTTTAAAGTTTCTGATTTACTTTTAGATGATTTACAAAACTATATTTATCTTTATCAAGCGGGAACTCATGGTGGATATAATAGTTCTTTCACAATATATGATATAATGCTGTTGGAACTACTAAATGATTCTTTGATAGATGAGTAAAAAAATAATTTTTTATCTTTCACTATATAAATGGGTAATAACACGTCTATAAATGCTATAAATGATGAAAATACGTTTGTAGCAAGTGAAGAAGAAAGAACCATGTATTTATACAATTTTATTTCTAAAAAAGATGTGGACATAATGAGCTATAATGAAAAATATTTTTATTAGTTAAAATATTTTTCAGAGTCATTAATAAAAAAATATAAAGATAAAGAAGTAATAAACGACGAAATATGTTTATATTATTTTTTAACAAATTTGAATACTTTTAAACAAAAAGTTTTATCTTTAACAGAAAATTTAAATGAAAATAGATGGAAGAGAGTTTGTTTAACATTTGAATTGCCAAGAAAAGAAAGAATTAAATTACAGAATTTTTTAAACTCTATTTCAAACTATGAAAAATTTATGTTTGAAGTATCAGTATCTATAAGAGATAAATTATACGATAAATTTAGAACATCTAAAAAAATAGTTTTTATAGAGGATGAGAATGGAGATAAAGTTATTCCTTTAGTTGGACTACATAGCACAACAACTGATTCTTATAAAAAAATATTAAAAGGAGGATTTAATCCTCCAAAAGAAAAGATATATGGTAAAGTAGAAGGCGAAAAAAAATGGCCAGTTGCTATGTTTACAAATCCATTTTTAAATTTTACTCAAGTATATTCATATCCTAGATACTGCGGAAGAAGTTGGCAATCACAAATTATTACTTTAACTAATGGAATAACTAGAATGTTAAGATCATATGATAAAGAATTCCCAATTATAATTTCTATTTTTACAGATATAGGTAAAAAAATGATTTAATAGCTGATCCAAATTCTTGGATAGAATCATTTGATCCAAAAAATATTCTAATAATAGGAAAAATTGACGTTAAATTTTCAGATAAAGTTTTAACATATATGAGAAATGAGTTTGAAAAGGAAGGAAAATTTGATTGTCAATATCATCCAAAGTTACAAGTTGATTACACTATAAAATGGTTTATATAAAAAATAAAAACTTGAAGATACTTTTATTTTTTCGTTTTTTTCTAATTTTAAAAATAAAATTATTTTTAAATTTATAATTTTTTAAAAGTGTTTAATGTTAACTATTGCTTAATAACATCTTTGGCATATCCTTGTTTAATAAGGTACAGATATAATAAGAAACAAATCCAAAGATAATTCCAAAAATTATTCCCATGCATATTTGAGGTACTGAATGACATCCCGATGATACTCTTTGTGTCCAAACAATTAGAGATAATATCCACATAATAGATATAGAAGTTATTGCATGTGTGTAAGCTTTTTCTTTCTTTTCAGGGTCTTTTTCTTGTATATATACAGACCAAACATAAATACTCCAAAATGTTGAAGCAAGAGATGTTATTTGAGCATGACCACTTGGCATACCCCATGTATGACTTTCTATACCTGATGTTGGAAAAATACCACAACCGGTGCATACTGAATCTTGTATATCATTATTTCCACATGAAAAAGGTCTTTTTCCTAAAACACTATCACTACCCATAAATTTTTTAAATATTTTTTTTTCTATAGCGTTAAATCCATCACCCATTATGATCGCAGATAAAGTAAATAATGCATACATGCTGTCACCTGTTACAATAGATGCATATAAACCAGCTAAATATATACTATATGGCGAACTTGTTATTATATTTTTAGCAACAACTTTTATATTCCCTTCAGACATTTTAATAAATAAAAAGAAAAAAAATAATTTTTATAATACCATTTATATTATAAAAATTAATCAAACAAGTCTCAAGCATCCTGCTTTTCTTTTTTCTGGAGACACATATTCTAATCCAACATGTTTAAAAATATCTTCTTCTGTTTTTAATCCAATCACAGGAGGTGTAAATCCATGTTCATTAAGACTCAAACCCATATTCAAACTATGTTGTCTAAACTCAACATTAAACTCTTTTGTACCTGTAAAATAAAGTTTCATATATGGATATTCCTCGGGTGAGTTTCTTATTAAATCAATTCTTCTATATTTACTGCTTTCATTTAGCTTACATATAGCTAACATTTTTTTAGGACCATTTGCCAAAATAAATCTAATGTAATTTGTCGACACTAGCGTACTTGTGAAATTCTCAAATTCCTTTAAATCCATATTTAACATGATATCAATATCCCCACTACTACTTTCATTTCGTCTAAAAGAACCTACTATCTCACCTTTCTCTTTCGATAAATTTATCGTCTTTTGATGTAGCAACATTTCTTCTCTAGGAATTCTTTCTAGTAAGTCTTCATAACATATTAAACCTATTTTTTGTGCTTCCGTTAATAACTTTTTATCTTTGTCAGATTTTTTGCGAAGGTCTTCAATACTTTTTACCTTATATTCTTCAACAAGAGTTTTCGCTTTTGCGGGACCTATTCCATACACATTTAGTAATTCTTTACGAATATCTGTAGTTGTGGTTACACTTCCTTTTAAGTTTCCTGTCTCAATTATTTCTTTAAGTTTCAATTTTATATTTTTCCCAGCACCTTCAATATTTTCCACTTGTTTATAAGATGTTATCGGAACTTTTATAAGCTGAATATTTTTAATCACCTTGTCATATGCTCGAGCTTGAAATATACCTCCTTCTACTCTTGCATTATCTCTTAATAAAGTTAAGTTCTCAACTATTGCTTTTTTAGAATCAGACATTTTTTTAATGTTAAAAAAATTTTCAAAAAAATTTCAATTTTAAAAATTTTATAAAAGTAAATGTTCGCGTTGTCAAGAAATCATTTCATTTGGATAAATTGTGTATCATTGTTTGTAGTTCTAGT